TCTTCACAAAATATAACTCCATATAAATTTTGACCTCCATATCCATTATCATAATTATGATTTAATGATTCTAAAAAATCGTTATAATCATTTTTACTAAATAATGGTTTTAATTTAATATCATATACAACACCATCAATATCATAATATTGTATTTCTGATGCAATTAATTTATAATTTTTTATAATATCTAAAAATTCTTTTTTTGCATTCGTACCTTCTTTCATATAAAAAATATTTTTTAAAAATTAATTAAAATAATTAAATTCTTCTTCAATAGCATTAATCAATTTTGGCATATTAGCAGAATAAAAACCAGCAGCATTAATACAACCCAATTCAACTATCTTATATTCAGGTGTTCCATTAATAATAACTTCACATATATCAATAACAAAAGAATTTGCTATTTGATAAATTTTAATCATTCTTCTACAAAATTCTAATGCACCATCATCAACAACTTCACTTCTGTGAATAAAACTACCCATTCGATAAAGACTTCCAGTTATAACTTGTCCACCAACTATCCAAAATCTAAATTCTTTGGTTATTTTTTTAACAGAACTAACTTGTATTTTAGTGTCTTTTGTTAATGATGTTTCATATTCACTATTTAAAAAAGAGTCTCTAAATTCTATCCATTCATACATATCAAATACCTTTCCTGTAAAAGTTTTCGTATCTTCACATGGTCTTGCAAAAAACAAGTCAGTTCTATTAATATTATCTCCAAAGTTTTGAATTATAGAGTCATAATTTAATAAATTATCTTTATAATAACTACTATAAATTCTATAATCATGATTTTTATTCAATTGAGAGCCAGGAAACCATTCATATTTTTTTGCTAATCTTGCCATTTTAACAGAACCAAAACAAAAAACATCTTTTCTATTAGTATTAAACTCAAAATCTTCAACAAAAGGTAAAACCTTAACTATCTCATACGGTAATTCCATTCTATCTAATGCTTTAACTAAATTATCATAATTTTCTTCTTTAAAAGTATTTTCTTGAATTACGTAGTACATTATTTTTATATTTTTATATTTTTATTATCTATTAAAAAAAACAATTTTTGTTTATTAATATATACAAATATGCAAACAATTTTTCAAAAGTTCATAAATGAACACATATCACCTGATATAACACGCTCTCTGAAATATAAGACAGAACTACCATTAAATGATGAAATATTTATGTCCGCTGTTGAAAATACACCAGGAACAAAAATATTAGATGATGGACTATTACTAAATGTAGTTCGTTACCAAAAACCAGAGCAAGATGGAGAAACATCAATAAGAACTGGTGTATTCTATCTACCAATAGAAGATAAAAATGTCAAAGAATATCGTGGAGGAAAAAGTGGTTATGGAGGAACAGATAAACATGAAGGAGAAATTCTATTAAAAAATCCACTATTTATAAAAGGCGCAACTGGAGGTAAACTTTCTGAAAATGCATATGACAAAATTAACGGAAAAGGTGCTACGAATGAATTAAAAGATACTATATTCAAAACTGCAATTAAATATAATCCTCAACCAGAAGATGTTGCTGATGTACTAACTAAATACAATAAAGACTCTAATTATGATGAAAATTGCGATTTAGGATATGATATAATAAGACATAGTAGACAACACAATACACTCAGATACGCAATACAAGAAAATATAATAGCAAATTCTGTTAGAGATGCTGGATATGATTCAATTTTAGGATATAGTAGAAGAAAAAATGGAGATTATTATATATCTGAAATATTTGATGTAAGAGAATTAACATATCCATCAAATGATTGGAAAGCAGATATACACAGTAAATTTTTATAATATATCAGTTATGCCTTTTTAAATCTTTCTATTAATTCAGAAACCAAACAAATTTCATCAATTCCTTCTAATGGAGTAGCTGTTATTATTTCTCCTCGTTCTATAAAAGTTTTGACACCAATAATAAATTTATGTACAATATTTGTTTTAGTTTTTAATAAATAACCATTGTAAGCTTTTTGTTTTGCTCTATCTGATCTATAAGATGCTGTCAAATCAATATAATATTTAATACCATTTTGTTCTATTATAAAATCAAAATCTATTATTTGAGTTAATCCATACTGATTTATAAATGTTGGTTTTTGAGATTTTTTTGCTTTATCATAACCTGTTTTAAATTTAAATTCTTTTTCTAAATTACTACCATTTATAGATTTTTTTCTATTTTCTTTTGAACTTGACGTTTTTTTAGTTCTTTTTATTTTTTCTGATATCATCTTGTATATTTTATACAAAATATAGTCGAATAATACACAAAAGTTTAAAAAATGTGCTCTTGATGTGAATCGAACACACAATCCTTTCCTTAAGAGGGAACCGCTTTACCATTGAGCTACAAAAGCATTTTAATGTCAAAAAAGATTACAAAGGTTGCCAACCTTTACTGATGACTAGTTAGAAACTATTAGAATCAAACCAAGACTTTCAGCACTTCATCAATAATCTTTTCTTAGAGGGTGCAAGATGAGATTCGAACTCACATTAACTATTAAGTATTCCTGATTCACAGTCAGGGCGGCATCCCTTACCGACTACATGCACCATATATAATATTCACATTCTGAATATTTGCGGTGACTGTGAGGATCGAACTCACGCAACGCTTTTTACACGCCCTACTGGTTTAGCAAACCAGCCCCTTTACCATTTGGGTAAATCACCATTATTTTTTAATTTATTAATTATTCCACTAATAGTACTTTTAGATGCATTATAATGTTTAGCAATATCAACTTGTTTTATTCCAGAATTATACATTTTTATTATTTCTTCTCTTGAAATTTTACATTGTCTTTCTATATATTTTGAATTTTCTACTTTATTATATATTTCTTCTTTAAATTCTTCAAAAAATTCAATATCTGAATGTTCTTCAATATGACAATTTCTACATAAAACATCACATTTATCTAATTCATCTATAATATTATCTTTTAATTCTGCTATACTATTTATTCTAATTCCTAATGAACCAATACAAAATAATTTATTTTTTGAATCTCTATGATGAAAAGATAATGATGCTGCACATTTATCATATCCGCATTTTTCGCATTTTTCTCCTTTATATTTTAAATATATTAACTTACTTTTTCTTCTATGTTCATTTGTATTTTCTATATTTTCATTATAATGTTTTTCCATGTGACAATTTTCACATAATAATTCACATTTTTCAATTTCTTTTTTTATTTTTGAAAATCTACTAGTTTTTATTTGTGATATAGTAAAATCTTTATCTGTTAAATGATGAAAAGATAAGTGAAATATATTATCATCACCACATTTGATACATTTTCCACCTAAATAATTTATTGCTTTTATTTTTTTGCATAACATATCTATTTTTTGCCATTCTTTTTTCATAGTTCGTATTTTTATTTGTATATATTAAATAAAAATACGAACTTTTATTACTTTATTAATAAACATTTTGATGCGGTAAGTTGAGGACCCGACCCCCATCCGATTAAACGAAACCTAGTTTTCAAGACTAGTCGTCACTCCAATTGACTGCTTAACTTACCATTTATTTTGCACGCCATATTGGGATTCGAACCCATGAACCTTACGGAATGATTTTGGAGATCATCTGCTTTGACCACTTGCTTAATGACGCATATTATTTTTATTCAGCGAGTAAACGGTGAGTTCAACACCAGCCTTTGGTTTTTCAGACCAACGTACAATAAGCACCTATACGATTTACCCTTATACCATCACTTGATTTTATCAAGTATTATTTTTCTTTCATATTCCAAATCTAATTTCTCAATCACTGAGAATGGCGAAACACCTATTCCTGAATATGTAATATCTTCAAATCCATTTTCTTTTGTAATTAGGCTTTCATTTTCTGATATTGCACCTGAATATTTATCATATCCTTTTTTATGTTCAATATCACCTGTACTTGGATTATATGATCCCCAACTTGATGATCTTTTTGAACCAATTGGTTCCACATAATAACTTTTACCTGTTTTTAATGACTTAACAATGAATCTACCTGTTTCATCTCTTTGTGTCATAAACTTTTTGTCGAAATCTAACTTTACCCCATGATTTTAATATTTATTTTTTATAATAGCTTCTCACTATTCAGATGGATAATTTTTATGCCCAGCCTAACTGAATAACTGTCATCCACTATGACAAATGTGTACCCTACGAGATTCGAACTCGTGTTGTCCATATGGACCCTGATTAAAAGTCAGGAGCATAAACCACTCTGCCAAAGGTACTTAATATATTTAAACAAAAAATCCAAACTTTTTGAGTTTGGATTTTTTATATTTCTTTTTACATTTATTAATGTCAACTTATATTTACAATAAGGCAAGAAGTATCTGTTCCAAACTTGGTTTTTCTAAACCAGAATTTAAAGGACTTTGATGAACTACTATGTTTACTTATTGCTCTCATTATTTTTAAATTTTTATCTTGTTATTTTTTTTTATTCTTTGTTATATATAATAGGAAAAAAGTCATTTTTTTCTATTTTTGTTTTCTTTTAATTTGATAGTGCAAAATTACAAAAAAGTTTTCAAACTACCAAAAATTTATTGAATTATTTTAATTATTTTAATTATTTTAATTTTTTAAATAAATCATATGGTAAATTTGTAACGAATTCAATACCATCTTCATCATTTTCCCAAGTATAATCATTTTCTTCCATTATTTTATAATCTCCGAACAATAATAATATTTCTCTCAATAAGATACTTTCTATGCTTGCCAACTCAATATCAGAAACAATAACCAAATTATTATTATTTTCAAACATTACGCTACCTATTTTTTTTAAATCTTCTTTATATAAATTCATATTTTATTTTGTTTTTCTTTTAATTTGATAGTACAAAATTACAATAAAGTTTTTAATCTACCAAACATTTATTGAATTAATTTTAAATTATTTTTTTAGATAAATTTAAAATGTATTCCTTCAATCATTTCAACATCCCTACCATCATATTTTTCTGAATCTTCTGATAAATATACTCTACCGCCACATTCTAAGTAAATTCCACCTGGGCAATAAAGTAATTGCATAATACTACCAGGTTCTAAATTTTCATCTGGATAATCCAAATATGTATTATCAATATCAGATAATAAAACTAACAATTCTATATCAATTGGTTCGAATAATTTTAATATTATTTTATTATTAGTCTTTATATTTAGCATATATATTTATTTTAAATTTTTATTGATAGTCTTCAGTTTGAATGATACCAAATTTATGAAAATATCTTAATGGTCTCCATTTATGATTATTCACATAAAATCCCCATTTATGATATGGTTTTGAGCATAATAAAATTGTCCAGGCACCTTCTTTTGGAATATCTAAGTAATGTCTTTGTTCTGCTTTCATAAAACGTGGTTCCCATGCTTCAGCTAAATACTTAATAGGATTTCCGTTTTTATCTGGTATTACATTAAAGTATTTACCTTTTATTATTATTGATATTAAATCGCATGAGTGATCATGAAAATAACGTCTATCATCTGATTTAATCCAGTGATGTAATCTAATTGTGTAGCCAAAAATAATTAATGTCCATCTATATAAATATGGACATTCTTTTATTCCCATAGGTTCTTTAAACCTGATTTGGAATATTTTTCCAAATGGAATATTTTCATAATTTTTAAATACTAAAATTTTTTCCATTTTATAAAATTTTGTCAGTTGGGAAGGATTCGAACCCCCTATCTTTTGCCTGTTTGATATTAAAAATATTAATCTCTTATTTTCGGTTATTTTCTATAGTAGCTAATTATATTTAAACGACTTACTTCTTTAAAATTTTTTCTTATTAATACGATTAGTTCTATACTAGTTATAGACTAATCCAACTGCTCTACCTATTGAGCTACCAACCGCGGTTTTAATTATTTATATGCATATAATCCATCTGAATCAACTTCATGATATTTAGCATGATTTTTATGTAAGAATTTACGACTTTGAAGTCCATTTGTTGATACACAGTTAGACAATAAAAAAGATAATACTAAAATTAATAAGATTTTTGTTGATTTCATAATTTTTATTTTATATTGTTTTATTCTACAAAATTAGAATATTTTTTTAAATCTACCAAATATTTTAAACTTATTTATGATTTTTTATTTCAGAAATTATTTCTTCTGTACAAACACTAATATAATATTGAAAATAGATTTTAATATTTTCATATTTTAAATTATTTTTCGATTACGTGATTTGTATTACCATCAAATGCTTCAATTATAAATTCAACATCAAAATTATTATACTGACTTGTTTTTAAATTTGATATTAATCTTTTTAGAACAAGTGGTTCTTTTAACCATTCTTCAAGCATTTCTATTGCTTCTTCTTTATTTTTATGAATTGTCGCCATATATTTTATTTTTATAAAATTATTATTTTTAATTTATTACTAAATAAGGCATTCCTCCTGGTAATACTTTCCAAAAATCTCTCGGCATCAAATAAGACATTTTATCAACTGCAATTCCTAAGCAAACTAATTCATCAACTGTAGCATGAAAATCTGTCCACTGAACTCCATTCTTATCCTCACACATATTTAGAAATGACCAACCATCTCCAGACCCTTTTTTGAAATAGTCAGGTAAGTCATTTAGCATATCAGAAATATTTGACTTATTTTCTTCCAATTTTTTAACACAAAAACTGGCTTTTGTTAATACTCCATCTACTATTTTTGTATCAACACTATCATTAGATAGACATTTTTTAAAAATGTTATGAACATTTTCTGCTGTTAAATTCATAATTATTTATTTTTTAAATATTCTTGATATTGTTTTGGATAATTATCAATTATATATTGTTTATGTTGTTTTTTACCATACATATCAGCATAATCAAAAGCATCACATTTTTTACTTGTACCACGAGGATAGCCATCCTCCACAATACTCAAATCTGCGCCATGAGTCATTAATGCATCTATAACATCTATAATTTTTTTAGACTTATATTTATTACCTAAAATTTGCATCAATGGAGTAAAATTTATATGTATCATTGGCTTATTAACATCACAACCTCCATTAATGAGTGCTATCGCAACATCATATTGTTGTTCATAAATTGCATACAGTAAAAGTGTCCAATTTACTTCACCGTGTTCTGATATATTTTTATTACAAGGTAAATCTTTAATATAAGAATCTAAATCACCTCCATTTTTAATATATTCTTGTACTTCTTCTAAATCTCCAATCTTAACTGTTTTTATAATATCATTTTTTTTTACAGGAACTGAGTTTGTATCAAATTTATCTAATTTTGGATTACCATAATCTGCAATATATTCAATAAAATCATCAGAATCTGTTATTCTTTTACCATCAATTTCAACTACTGCTGAAGTTTCATCTTCACAATCACCTAAACAAATCCAAATAGATTGATCTGAATTTTTAACTAATTTTTTTGCTTTTTTCTGTGTAAGTTTATTAGGATCAAAATCATATCCATCTTCACCATCTGATGGAGATATGGATAGCATAACTTCGCTTGACCCACAATTTTTACATTTACACTTCATTGTTCTTTTTTGTGGTTTAACAAATGTGTTAAAATTTGTTACTGTTGGTTGTGTATTATTTTCATCAACATTTAAAATTTCATGTTCTGATGATGTTACATTAATTAAAGTTGTTGTTTTTGAGTTTCTAAAAATTCTAACAATAGAATTACCTGTACCTGATTTAGATATTCTTTTCCATTGTTTAGAATCTAATAAAGGAGAATTATTTTCCACACCTTTTTCACTATAATAATCAATGATTGCTTCTACACAATCTGAAGTTTCAATTTTCATATATTATTTATTTTACTGTAAAACCATTATCACTTAATATCTTTTTAATCTCTACAACTGACAACTCAGAAGTAATACCAATGAAACCATTGTCATCCATTTGAATTTCACCAAGTTCAAGTTCTTCCAATTCAGGTAATTCTGGTAATACTTCATCATCATACATATAATCTTCACCTTTAACATAAACTGTAATACCAATATTTATATCATAATCCGAATAAGTCTCTTTTTGCCAATCAATTTTAGATATGCTAAAATCTTCAACTTCTAATATATATTTTGATTTTTTTGATTTTTCTTTTTTAATTTTAGGTATAATAGTATTAGAGCTTACTGGAGTAACAAGAGTTGCATAGCCTAATAAACTTAATGCGTAACCTTTTATAAGTTCTCCTTTTTTTACAAAACTATTATTTGTTGGTGATATTGATTTTAAAACACAACTACCACCATATTCATCATATTTCATTTTCAGAATTTGAGCATCACCAATAGGATGTCCGTTTATGATATTAACAATATCACCATCTTGAAATCCATAACAATTTTTCATTTCATCTTTAACATCTTGATATAAAACATTGTTATTTTTTATGTAAACTTCAAGACAATCTTTGAACATATCTCTACCATATGAAGTCACAAAAACTCTATCAGATTTTTCTGATTTTTTTATATTTGTATTGAAATTATCAAAATTTGTGATAATATTTTTATTGAATGTATCAATTTTACTAACATTAAATATTTCTGTATCACTTGATACAACATAAATTTCATTGCTTGTAATTTTATTTTGAAATTTACGAATTATATTATCACCTGTACCAGTTTTAGAAATTCTTTTCCATTGTTTACTATCAAGTAAAGGTGAACTACTTTCAGTTCCTTTTTCTAAAAAATGATTGATTATTGCTTCTACACAATCTGATGTTTCAATTTTCATATATTTATATTTTAATTTGATACAAAGGTCATGAAATAATTTGAATTAAAAAAATTTTTTAATTATTTTTAACACAATTTTCTACGTCTGCTAATAAGATCAATTAATTCTTTTTCAAAATTAATATTTACCTCTCTTGCGATTGGTAAAATATAAAAATCTGTTTGATCTAAATAATATGAAATTTTACCTGATGTATGAGTATCTAAATGCAAATCAGTAAGGTTACTAATTCTATCCGCACATTTTAATATTTTTGCTCTATTTGATCCAGTTTTTAATATTCTTTCAAGATAGACTTCTTTTGATTCATTATCACTTTTAGATACTTCCAAAATTAAATTCACAACTGCGGGTCCATCATCGTCAATTCTTCTAATTTCATCAATTCTTTCTAATCCGTTAAAATCTTCTACAAAATCATGTAAAACAGAAGCTTTTAATAAAATTGAATCATTATAATTATAATCAATCAAAATACCAAGTGTGGCAAATTGATGTCTAAATTGATTACCACCGCCTTTTCTACTAATTCCAATTAAACCAGTGGCAATAGTAATATAAGGAGCCAAACATATTTCTTCTAGAGATGTTAAATTATTCATAATCAGAACTTTTTACAATTTTACTTAATTTATTTTTTCTATCATATTGTAATTTAAGAATATTGTATTCTGTTAAATTATTTATTATTATTCTATCTATAAATGGCATAAATACATGATCTCTTTTAAAATATGATGTCATTATAGTATAATCTTCATTTTTCATTTTTGAAAAAATATAAGGTAGTTCTATAATTTCATTAAATTCTCCCCAATAAGAATAATCATTATTCCAATATTGTTTCCATTTACCATTTTTTGTTATTGGTATTTTTGAATATCCACCAGTAGGATTTACACTATATATTACTTTAATATTATTTACTATGAGAGTTTCACTATCAAGTTGAAGTGAGCACAAACAAGTACATATAAGATTTTTTCTTGAGTAATTTTTAGGCGTTATGTAACTAACATCTTTACTTGGTTTAATCATAAGATTTATTTATAAGATTTTAAAATTTTATCAGTATCTCTTTTAATGTCTCGTTCCTTAATACTTTCCTTTTTATTGTAGGTGTTTTTGCCTTTTGCTATACAAACTGTAACTTTACAAAGTCCTTTTTCATTTATGAACATATTTTTAGCTATGATAGTAAATCCTTTTTCTTTTACTTTTTTACGAATTTTAGATAATTCTTTCTTTTTAAGTAAAAGTTTTCTTGGTCTTTTTGGCTCATGATTATATCTATTACCAAATTCATATTCATCAATATGAGAATTTAATAAATATAATTCATTTCCTTGAAATGCACAATAACTATCAACAATAGATACTTTACCTAATCTTATTGACTTTATTTCTGTTCCTACAAGACAAATACCCGATACTATTTCATCAAGTAGTTCATATTCATAAGATGCTTTTTTATTTTTGATTATCATTTTTAAATTCTTTATTTAAATGCAAATATACATATATTTTTAATATATTCAATAAATATCTATAACATTTTAAGTTTTTTTAATTTTATCTTTCTAAGTTCATTTTTTGCATAAAAATTATTTATAATTTCATCATTTGATAAATAACCACGATCAACTCTATATGAATAATATAACCCAGGTAATTTTCTAAATTTATTATTACTTATTTTTTTAAATTTAGGATGCAATACAACATCATCTATTATATATTCTTTATATTTTTTATAACATTTATAATCATCTTTACATATAATTATATTACCAATATTATAAATTAATTTATTTTTATTTTTATTTTTCATATAAATTATATTCCCAAAAACTTAATTTTCCTTTTATATTTTCAATTGGAGTTTCAAATAAAATTGGATTTTTTAATACCCAATGATATGATCCTTCTTCCGCCCAAATTGATTTTGAATTTTTAACACAATCAACGATTTCAACACTTCCAATTATTGCACTAAAAATATAATGACTTTCTATTGGATTTAATTTTTTATGATTAGTTGTAATATATTCTTGCTGTTCTATATTTATATATGAATCTGATATTTTTTTTGATGAATGAATTAATATTCTACCTCTAAAATTTGTTTTCCAACTACGATTTTCAACATCTTTTATACCTGAACATATTAAATATGACCATGGTTGTTTAACTGAAAATGTTTTCATATTATAATCTTACCTTTATTTGAAAAATTATATTTTTTTATTACTTCATTAATAACTTGATCAACAGTAGGATGACATTTATAAATATTTTTATCAGGATCTACATCTTGTCCAATTGTTGTAGAATTTTCTAAACAAAAAGCAACAGGAGACATAATAGTATGATTATTATTATGAATAATATTATATTTCATATCAGAACTACAAAATTTATTACAAGTACCTAATATATAAGAATATTTATAATCCTGAGTAGCATTTCTATATGGTGCTCTAAATCTAGGATCAATTGAGCTACCCAATTGTATAATATATGTATCTGTAGTACCTGCTAAATGTAAAATTCCAGAATCCATAGTAATTATCATAGATGATTTATTAAGTACATGCCATGTTTGATGAATATCAAGTTTATTTACCAAATTTAATACATTTTTAGTATTAATATTATATATTGGTTTATTAATATGATATGTACCTATTTCACTAGAATCTTTACCAATAACAACAACTGGAATATTCAATTTATTCAATTTAGTTACTAATTCATTCCAACTTTCTTTTTCCCAAGTTCTTGACGGCCAAGTTTTTGAAGGATGTATTACAATATAATTATCAGGCAAATCAATTGGTTTATATTCATCAGGATAAAATTCGATTTCCATTTCTTCAGGTAATAATTGAAATCCTGTACTTAATGCATGTAATTGTCTAATATCAATTCTTGTATGAACAAATTTATCAGGTCTAAATGTTTCTATTAATAAATCATCTTCATCTATATCATAATTATCTACTATTGTTATATATGGATAATTTTTTAATAAATCTGGTTGATAAGTATATACATGAATATTTTTATTATAAATTTTATTTAAATGTTTTATAGTAGGTATTGCGCATAATGTATCTCCAATACTATGAGAACCGATTAAAACTAATATTTTATTCATCTTTTTTTGTATTTTTATCTACCATTTCTAATATATAATCATAATAATCTATATTTTTATAATCAATAAATGAATATATTTTAGCCAAATATTTAACCAAATCAATATAAGTTAAATATGAATCATACTCGCTATCAGAAATATATTCAGAATATTTATCTCTAATTCTATCAGTAGAGCCATAATAATCATAAATTTCTTTCCATTTTTTAATAGCGCCACTTTCATTAACTAAAAAATATAATATTAGATAATATTGATTATCATCAAGTTTTCTATATTCAGTATCATCTATATCTATTTTTTCATATAATTTATTAAAATATTTCATATTATTTATTTTTTTATTCAAAAACGTTATCATCGTAGTATTTTTCTATTGCTTCTTTATAAAACAGCACTTCTTTCATATTAATTGGTTTGAAGTGATTACCATCAACTCCAACATCAAGTCCATATCTTTTAACTTTTTGTCTACCATGAATGTGACCAAATAGATTAAATAATCTTTTGTTAGCATTCAATGGTTCATGAGTTAAAAATAAATTTTCATTTTTATCAAATTCGTTAAATGGTAAAACTTTTTCATCATCAATATTAGTTGATATTATTAAATCATTATATACATTTTTAAACCCTTTGTCTATCAACATTTTTTTAAATGATTTAAAATCTCCTTTATAATCTTTATTCATTTCATCTATTTCATAATTTCCTAATATTAAGAATATATTACCATTCAATTTATTAATAAATGAGTAATTTCCAAAATCACCCAAATTATAAACAGTATCATTCGGTTTAACAACTGAATTCCAGCAATTAACCATATATTGATTCATTTCTTCAACTGAAGTGAAAGGGCGTTTAGATAAATCAAGTGTTCTTTTACTTCCGAAATGTTCATCAGACGTAAAAAAAGTATCTGGTTTAGAATTTGATAAAAAATCTATTTTATTTTTAACTTCATTTAATACTTCTTTATAAGTATTAAGTACTTTAACATTATAATCTTTTTCAAGTCTATTTTTAATGTATTTTTTCATTGGAAATTCTTCATCAATTCCAATTATAATTTTTTTATTACATTTTGAAATCCATTCACCAATTTCAAATCTAGTAGTTTGTCCATACATTCTACCTTCTATTTTTTCCTCTTCTTTTGGAATCCAAAAAATAAGTATATCAGCTTCATTTAAATATTCTGTTTCCCATTTTACTTGTTCATCAAAATTGAATTTTGATTTATCTAATGATTTTCTTCTTGGATTTGTAACTACTAAATTTTTATATCCAGATAAATCATTGCATATATTTGGTTGCCAATTAGGTGCACCTTGAATAGGTCCACCTAAAAAAACGTATACATTATTTCCTTTTTTATCATCAATTTTTTCAGGACTTGTTATAATTTTTGTCATTTTATTTTTATATTTTTTTATAATTTCCAACTAATACCATCTACATATGATTG